CGGCGGTGGCGGACCTGCGGGAGATCGACGGGACGGTGCTGGCCAGCGCGACGCTGCACCTGCAGAGGTTGCTGATCGACAACCGGGCCGGCGGGGGCGATCAAGCGGTGCGGATCCTCGCAGACACGGTGGGCTTTGGGGCGATGGAGGTCAAAAACGACAACGCCAATGGAACCGGGCTCACCTTGGATGCCGGCGCAATCGCGCTGCTGCTCGAATCGGGAGCGGCCTGCGTGCTGGGCCAATACACGACGAGCGGTGTGCTCTGGCGAGACGCGTCTCTGAGCGATGCGCCGGCGGTAGCCCTGGACGCCAGCACCGGCGGGATCGACCGCGCTGTGCTGGCGGATGCGATCACGCTCGACGGCAGCGGCCACGTCCGCGCCGACGACCGCGACGGCGACCCGATCGCCAAGCAGAGCCTGGCGACGACGATCTCAGACAAACTCGGCGCGTGGACCGGCAGCGCCCGCAACACGATCCTCGGGGCGTTCCAGGCGTTGCTCCGCAAGGATGCGGACGCGAGCGTGCCGAGCGACATCAACGCCGACCTCGGCGGCGGGGCGGGCGCGGCCGACAACACGACCGACTCGGCCGAGGCGATCGCGGACCGCCAGCAGGGCGGCGTGACGCTGGCGGGCTCGCAGGCGTTCGACAACACGGGGCAGACGACCGGCCTGCCCACCGGCTCGATCGCCGACGACGCGATCACCCCCGCCGCGATCCAAGACGGGGCGATCACCGCGGCGAAGGTCGATCAGGGCGTGCTCGATCAGGTGTGGGCGAGCGCCACGCGGACGCTCACGAGCTTCGGGTCGCTGGTCAGCGACGTGGCGACAGCCGTGTGGGGCGCGACGACGCGGACGCTATCTGCCGGGACTCGCGACACCGAGATCGATGAGATAAATGCCCGGCTTCCGGCGAACCCGGCCACCGAAGGGACCGCGTCATCCGCCGCGACCGCCGCGATCAGCGCCGACGACAAGCTGACCGCGGCCCGGGTCGCCAAGCTCGATCTGGACTTAGCTCACGCCGGCGACGCCGACACCTACAAAGCCGACGTGTCGGGCGTAGCCAGCGACGCAGACATACAGACGCTGCTCAGTCGCACCGCCGCCGGTGTGACGGTGACGGTCGGCTCACACATCGCCGACGACGGCGCGACGCTGACGCTGGTACAGGGCGAGTCATACCTGGCTGCGATCAACAACGCGGTCTCGATCGACGTGGAGGATGACCGTTTCGAGGCGACGATCGAAAGCGACGGGACGGTGCCCGTTCTGCGGATCGCGCCGCTGAAGGATCGCGCTGGCGCCACGCTGGCGATCAACGGGACCGTCGCCAACTTCGACGAAGGCACCTCAACGGCGACCCTGCAATTCGAAATGACAGCCGCACAAAGCAAGTCGCTACGCCCGGGGGACAATCGCTACGAGATCGACCTGCGCATCGCGGGGGACCCGGATCACGTCTTGACGCCCGTCGCCGATGCGCCGTGTTGGGTGCATAAAGAGATAGCATAAGCCTTTTTAGGCGAGTAGGTACTACCTGACGCCCCCCGCCAGGTGACCCCACAGGGAACAGCAGAAAAGTTTGACTGACTTTCTTTCCGCCGATGCTTGAGCTGCAACACAACCCGCTGCTGCACAAAACCTCCGCGATCGAGCCCGCGAGCCACAGCCGTGAGGTGAAAAAGCGGCGCTTTGCCCGGCTGCGCCGGCAGGCCCGCGCGGTCGAGCAGATCGGCGAGCTGCCCGCCGCCGGCGAGGACCTGGTGATGATCATGACCGGCTCGTTCCACGGGTGGGACCTGGTCGGCGCGATCGCCGAGCTGGCCGGCTGCCCGATCGCCGCACTGCACGTCGCCACGCTCGGGTTCAACCGCACGCAGACCCTGCACCTGTGTGAGCTGCTCGACACCGGACAGATCGGGGCGCTGACGATGGTGGTCAGCGAGATGTTCCGCGAGAAGAACGCGCGGGAGTTCAAGGGCCTGGCCGAGGCCATGGCCGAGCGGGAGCAGATCGTGGCCGCCAACCGGAATCATGCCAAGCTCATGCTCTTTGACATGGCCGACGGCCGGAAGTTCGTGACCCACGGGAGCCTGAACCTGCGCCGGTGCAACAGCTACGAGCAGGTGGTCATCAGCCAGGACGAGGGGCTGTTCAAGTTTTTCACTAAGTTCATCACCGCCATGGCGCGGTGACACATCACGAGGATGGAGGGAGCAGTGACCGACCCGGTTTACGTATCGCCGGATCAGACGGTGCAGATCTATCACGCCGAAGGTTTCGCCACGCTGACGGAGCTGCCGCGCGAATCGTTCGACGCGGTCATCACCGACCCGCCGTACAGCAGCGGCGGACTGACGCGCTCGGATCGGATGCAGTCGGCCGTCGCCAAGTACGCCCAGAACGACGACGCCAAGGGCCGGCCGCTGTTCAGCGGCGACAACCGTGATCAGCGGTCGTGGGTGACCTGGTCGATGCTCTGGCTGGATCGGTGCAGGCAGCTCACCCGGCCGGGCGGGTATCTGCACTGCTTCACCGACTGGCGCATGCTGCCGGCCGCGACCGACGCGGTGCAGGCGGCGGGGTGGGTTTGGCGCGGGATCGTGCCCTGGGACAAAGGCCGCGGGGCGCGAGCGCCGCACAAGGGCTATCACCGCCATCAGGCGGAGTACATCGTGTGGGGGACCAACCAGCACTGCGCCAAGACCACGCACGCCGGCCCGTTCGATGGCGTGATCGCCGAGCCGGTGAAGCAGGCGGACAAGCATCACCTGACGGGTAAGCCGACGCCGCTGATGCGCCGCCTGGTTCAGGTCGTGCCGCGGGGCTCGCGCATCCTCGACCCGTTCGGCGGCAGTGGCACGACGGCCGCCGCCGCGGTGATGGAGGGCCGGCGGTGTGTGCTGATCGAGCAGTCGGCCGAGTACGTCGAGATCGCGATCGCCCGCGTGGAGCGCGCCCTCAAACACCGGGAGAGCTGATGGTGAAGAAGGCCGCGAAGAAGAAGCCCACGCGTAAGAAGGCGTCGAAGAAGAAGCCGACCAAGGCCGTCGCCAAGACGCCCACGCCAGACCCAAAGGCGGTCGGCCAGGTGTATCGGTGGATTCTGGCCGGCGCATCGGAGCGCGACATCCACGAGGCGATCGCCGCGCAGTGGCCGGACGCGGAAGCGCGGCCGCTGATCGCCGAGGCGATGCGGGAGCTGATGGACGCCGCCTCGCCCGACCCGGAGCTGGTGGGGGCGTGGTGCTTCGAGGCGGCGCGCGACCTGTACCGCCGCGCGCTCGAGCAGGACGACTTCGGCGCGGCGATGCGCGCCCTGACCTTCCTCCGCGATCACGCCTGATGTTCCAACGCGACCCCCGGAAGTCGAGCCCCAGCCAGGGCAAAAAGCCGAGCCATCGCAACGCGAAGGCCTCGGCCGACTATCAGGTGAAGAAGGAGCGGTCGCGGCAACGCGAGGCGGGCATGAGCGCCTCGGGCCGGGACATCGGCGAGTTGCCGCCGGTCTCCGACCCGAAACGGCGCGAGCGTGGCCGCGATGACTTCCTCAAGTTCTGCAAAACGTACGGAGCGCACGTGTTCAGCCTGCCGTGGGCCGAGCCACACATCGAAGCGGGCCAGCGTTTTCAGCGGATCGCCGAGGAGGGCGGGCAGGCCGCGCTCGCGATGCCACGCGGCTGGGGCAAGACCTCGCTATGCCAGTGGGCGGTGATCTACGCGGTGCTATTCGGGCTGCGCCGGTTCGTCGTGTACGTCGGGGCGATCGCGTCCGAGGCGCACGCCCGGCTCGATGAGATCAAGACCGAGTTCGAGACCAACGGCCTGCTGCTGGCCGACTTCCCCGAGGTCTGTCACCCGATCCGCGAGCTGGACGGGATCACCCAGCGGGCCAAGGGCCAGCTCTACCGCGGGCAGCGCACGCGGATCACCTGGGGCCAACGCCGGATCGTGCTGCCGTCGATCGCGGGCTCGGCCGCGAGCGGCTCGGTCATCGACGCCCGAGGCCTGACGGGTGCGATGCGCGGGCTCAAACACACCACGCCCGACGGGATCATCATGCGGCCGGACATGGCGATCCCCGACGACCCGCAGACCGAGCAGTCGGCCCGCAAGCCCGATCAGGTGAACAAGCGTCTGAAGGTGGTCAACGGCGCGATGCTCAACCTCGCCGGACCGGGCAAGCGCATCGCCGCGTTCATGCCATGCACCGTGATCGAGCCCAATGACCTGGCCGACCAGGTGCTCGATCGTGAGAAGAACCCGCAGTGGAACGGCCAGCGCACCGCCGCGCTCAAGGCGCTGCCGACCGATGACCAGGCCTGGGACCGCTACGCATCGGCCCGCGCCGAGGGGCTGCTCAACGAAGACGGCGGCGAGGCCGGGCGACGGTACTACACCAAGCATCGCCGCAAGCTGGAAGCCGGGGCCGAGGTCGTGTGGGCGGAGAACGTCAAGGAGGGGGACGTGTCGGCATTGCAGACCCTCATGAACCTGAAGATTGACGACGAGGAATCGTTCTGGGCCGAGCAGATGCAGCAGCCGATGAGCCCGCTCGATCACCTGGACAACGTGCCCGAGCCGGACCGGATCGCCACCAAGATCATCGGCGTGCCGGCCGGGACCGTGCCCCAGGAGTGCCCGCGCCTGGTTGCGTTCATCGACCCCAACAGCCGGCTGCTGTGGTGGGCGGTGTGCGCGTTCGGCGATGGCTTCACGGGGCACGTGGTGGACTACGGGGCGTGGCCGGACCAGGAGCGCAACTACTGGACCACCCGCGACGCCCGCAAGACGCTGGCCGATGAGCTGCCGCGTGCCGACCTGCCCGCTCGCATCATCGCGGGTCTCGAACGGCTCACCGCGTTCCTGCTCGACCGCGAATGGCTCAATGAATCCGACCAGCCCGTGCGCGTAGAAAGGTGCTTGATCGACGCGAACTACGGTGACATCACCGACGCGGTGTATCAGTTCTGCCGCCAGTCATCGCACGCCGCGATCCTCACCCCGAGCCACGGCCGCTTCCTGGGTCCCAATGATCGGCCGATCAGCGAGTGGAAGAAACAGCCGGGGGACCGGGTGGGCCATCACTGGCGCGAGCGCATGAGCCGGGACAAGGCGAAGCGGTTTGTATCGTTCGATGCCAACCGCTGGAAGACCGCCATGTTCGATCGCCTGGCGATCCCACGTGGCGACGCGGGCGCGATGACCATCCACGCCGGCTCGCGCACGAAGCACAAGCTCCTGCTCGATCACCTGGCCGCCGAGTATCCCGAGCCCGTGGAGTACCGCGAGCAGATGCTCAACGTCTGGAAGGAACTGCCAAACCGCGACAACGACCTGCTCGACTGCCTCGCCGGCTGCCTGGTCGGCGCGTCGATGCTCGGCGTCGCGACGGCCGAGCAAGCCCGACCCGCCGGACGCCGGCGGCGTCCACGCGTGCGCTATGCCTGAATGAACACACAACCCCACGCCAGGAGGAACCATGGCCAAGAAGAAGACCCGATCCAAAACCCCGAGAAGCACAGGCCCCGCCACGACGGAACCCGGTCCGGAGCCCGAGCAGGCAACGCGGGACCAACCCGCGCCGTGCGTCGCGTGTGGCTCGACCGACCTGGAAGTGGTCAAGAAACTGCCGTCGCAGATCTACTGCGGGCGGCTGCCCGGCGGCGTGCGGTACACCAGCGTCGAGCGCCGCCGCGTGCGCTGCCGCTCGTGCGGTCAACTTCAGATGAAAGTCACCCGCCCGTTCGACCCGGCGCGCTGGCCGGCCGATAACGCGGCCTGAACCCCCGCCGCGTCCAGAATCTGGATCGAAAGTGATCAATCTTGCCCCCTGCGGTGGGGGAGGGGTGAGCAGCCGCGCAGGCGGGCCGTAGTCATCGGTGTATGGGGAAAGCCAAGGACATGGTGGATCAGCTCGAGACCGCCCTGAGCACCGGGGCGGGGGTCGTGCAGGTGACGGTGGACGGCCAGACCGTGCGATGGGACCGCAAGCAGGCGCTCGACGAGCTGGATTACTGGCGTAGGCGCGCCACCCGCGAGGGCGGCCGACGCCCGCGCGTCCAAACGATGAACCTGAGCAACGCCTTCTGATGGCTCCGATGACCGCCGATCCCGAACGCGCCGCGTCCGCGCTCGCCGCCCTCGATCGAGGGCCGGTGAACGAGTACGACGGCGCGCAGAGCAGCCCGCGCCGCCGCGAGCCGCGCCACGTGTTGCGCAGCGAGGATGATGAGCTCAACGGCAAGGGCCGGCGCAAGCTGATCGCCACGACGCAGGACCTGCGCCGCAACTTCGCCGTCGCGCGGTGGGCGATCAACAAGCACCTCGACTACGTGTCGCGGTTCAACTTCCAGAGCAACAGCGGCGATGCACGCCTCGACGATCAGATTGAGGCGTTGATGCGGAGCTTCGCACGCAAAGAAAACTGTGACGTCGCCGGACGTCACCCGCTGCCGCGCATGATCCGCCTGGCCGAGGCATGCGCCGTCGTCGCCGGCGACATGATCTTCAACCTCCTCTCCAGCGGCCGGCTCCAGGCGATCGAGGGCGAGCGCGTCCGCACGCCAAACACCGACCTGCCGCGCGGGTTCAACCCCGACGAGTGGACGCACGGGGTGCGCACCACAAAGGCGGGGAAGGCGACCGGGTTCGCGGTGTGCAACCGCGACAGGACGGGCAAGCGCTTCACGCTCGCCAAAATCCTGCCCGCCCGCCATGTGATCCACCACGCCTTCTACGACCGCTTCGACCAGGTGCGCGGCGTCTCGCCGATCGCGGCCGCGCTCAATGACTTCCAGGACATACGTGAAGCCCACGCCTACGCGCTGGCCCGCATGAAGGTCAGCCAGCTCTTCGGGCTGGTCACCTACCGCGACGAGCCCGAGCCGCTGGGCACGCCGGTGGGCGCCGGCGAGTTCCAGGACGAGCCGCCGTTCGAGATCGACTTCAACAAGGGGCCGTTCCAGCTCGACCTCGCCCAGGGCGACAAGGCCGAGTTCCTCCAGGACAACTCGCCCTCCACGCAGTTCGACACCTTCACCAGCAAGATCATCGGCATCGCGCTCAAGACGCTCGACCTGCCCCTGAGCTTCTACGACGAGGCGCACACGAACTTCTTCGGGAGCCGCGCGGCGCTGATGCAGTACCTCAGCTCCTGCGAGTGGAAGCGTGACAACCTGCGCGGGACGCTCGACGCGATCACCGCCTGGCGGCTGCGCCTCTGGATCGAGTCGGGCGAGCTGGTCCTGCCGCGCGGGATGAGCGCCGAGGACCTGAGGTGGGAGTGGATGCACGCCGGCACGCCGTGGTGGGACCCGATCAAAGACATCCGCGGGGACGTCATGGCCATCCACGCGGGCTTCGAGACCCGCGACGACGTGACCCGCCGACGCACGGGCCGACGCTTCCGCGACATCCTCGGCCGGCTGGCCGAAGAGGAATCGCTGATCCGCGAGAGCGGCGCGACGATCGTCGCGCCGGGCCCGACCGTTTTCAACCCGGAGGCGGTCGTCGCCACGGGAAGAGGGGAAGACGATGCCGCAGCCTGATCATCACGCGCGTAATAATCGCCGGCCGTCGCCGATCACCGTCCGCCCCAGCGCCGCCGAGCGCCGCCGGCCGATGGCAGGCCTGGCCGGCGCGCAGAACGCCGACGCCTTCCAGGTCCATACCGACGGGGACAGCGTCGAGCTGCTGATCTACGGCGTCATCGGCTGGCCCAAGGAGTACGGCGGCGTCGAGGCCAGCGACGTGGCCGAGGCGCTGGCCGAGCACGCAAACGCCTCGGAGGTGCGCGTCCGGCTCAACTCGCCGGGGGGCTTCATCTTCGATGGCGTCGCGATCTACAACCAGCTCGTGCGCCACCGGGCCCGCGTGGTCATGGACATCGACGGCATCGCCGCGTCGATCGCATCCGTGATCGCCATGGCCGGCGACGAGATCCGCATCGTGGCCAACGCGATGATGATGATCCACGACCCGTCGAGCATCGTGTGGGGGTCCTCCGATGAGATGCGCCGCGAGGCAGACCTGCTCGACAAGCTCAAGGCGCAACTGGTCAAGACTTACGTCGCGCGCACCGGGATCGACGCCGACGAGGTCACCCAACTGATGAGCGATGAGACCTGGCTCGACGCCGACGAGGCGATCGGGCTGGGCTTCGCGGACACGATCACCGAAGACGAGGCGCTTACCGCGCCGACCAACTTTAACCTCGCCGCGATGCGTGGGCTCTACCAGGTGCCCGACCGCGCGGCGGCGCTCTTTCAACCGACCCCCCAACCGGAGAACCCGACCATGAAGACCAAGACCAAGACCAACGACCCCGCGCCCCAGCCGAGCAACCAGGGCGACCCGACGCCCGAGCCCGCACCCCAGCCGGAGCCCAACCCGACCAACCAAGGTGAGCCCAAGCCCGACCCGAAACCCGCCAACCAGGGCGGCGATCCCGCACCCGCCGACCCCAAGCCCCAGCCCGAGGACCGCGCCGCCGAGGGCAAGCGCTTCATCGACGCGTTCGGTGAGGACGACGGGCCGAAGTATTTCGCCGAGGGCTTGAGCTTCGAGCAGGCTCAGGCCCGCGCCGTCAAGGACCTGCGCGAGCGCAACGAGCAGCTCAACCAGCGCCTCGCCGCGTCCGACAAGGGCGGCGAGCCGGTGGACTTCCAGGACGACGAAGCAAAGCCCAAGCCCAAGGGCCGCGAAGCGCTCGCCTCGCTCATCAAGGTCCGCAAGAAGGACTGACCCCACCCGCGCCGGCCGGCGTTCGGCCGCACGAGATGATCGTTCGACTAACCGACACACGCCCCGAACCCCGGACAACCCGGAGGAGAAACAATCATGCCCGACGCCTTCCTCACCCTCGCTGACCTGGTCAAGCTCAACGACCAGAACCTCGCCGACATCGAGGTGACCGACCTGCTCGATGACGCGCCGCTGATGCGCACGCTGGCGGCCGACGTGGCCAGCAACGGAACAGACCACAAGTACACCGCCGAAGACGGCGCGCCCGTCGTCGGGTTCCGCGCGCCCAACACCGGCCGCGAGAACGCCAAGTCCAGCGACCGGCTGGTGACGATCAACCTCAAGATTCTCGACGCGAGCTTCAGCGTCGATAAGGCGCTGGCCGACGCGTTCAGGCGCGGCCCCGACGCGTACATCGCCCGCGAGGCGCGCCGCCACCTCAAGGCCGCGTTCTTCGCCGCCGAGAAGCAGTTCATCAACGGCACAGGGGTGGACGCCGACGGCTTCAGCGGCATGGCCGACGCCACCAACCTCGACCACAGCGACGACGACAAGGTCGTCGACGCCGGCGGGACGACCGCCGACACCGGCTCGTCGGTCTGGCTGCTGCGCACCAACGACATGGGCACCGACGTGACCGCGATCACCGGCGAGGACGGCCAGATCGAGATCGGCGAGTCGGTCGTCCAGGCGGTCGAGGACGTGGCCAACGGCGGCCGCTTTACCGGCTACCACACGCCGATCATGGGCTGGCTCGGCCTCCAGGTCGGGTCCATCCACTCGATCGCCCGCATCGCCAACCTCACCGAGGACGCGGACAAGGGCCTGACCGACCTGCTGGTGTACCGGGCCCTGGAGCTGTTCCCCGCGGCGAAGCAGCCGAACCTGATCGTGATGAACCGCCGCTCGTTGCGGCAGCTCCGCGAGAGCCGCACCGCGACCAACACGACCGGGGCCCCGGCGCCGCGGCCGACCGAGGTCGAGGGCATCCCGATCGTGACCACTGACGCGATCACCAGCACCGAGGCCCTGCTCGCCGCCGCCTAAGCCGGCCGGCCGGACCTGACCCCCAATGCGCCCGGCCGTGCCTGAACAAGGCGCGGCCGGGTTTTGAGCCACGCGATGACCAGCCCGTTCACCAACGCGATCGGCCACGCCCTGGACACGGTCCGGGGCGCGGCCGGCGTGCAGGTGACCTACCACCGCGGCGAAGACTCGGTGACGATCAAGCAGGCCGTGCGCGGGTCGAGCCAGTACGAGGCCGACGACGGCCGCGGGCTGGTCACCGAGGTGCAGGTCGAGGACTTCCTGATCCCCGCCGCCGGGTTGGTGCTCGGGGGTCTGGCGACGGAGCCGGAGGATGGGGACCGCATCGAGCAGGTCGTGGGCGCCAAGCGGTTGACCTACGAGGTCATGGCGCCCAGCAGCGCCGAGACGGCCTGGCGCTATAGCGACACCACGCGCACCACGCTGCGCATCCACACCAAGCTGATCAAGACCGAGGACGCCGCGCCATGAAACACCCGCACCGCAAACGCCGCACGACCATGGCCGTGGTGGCCATCGCGGTCTCGTGGATGCTCGCGGTCATCAGCGGGACCTGGGCCGCGTCGCAGCGGACGGCCGAGTTTTCGCTGCGGCTGCTCGGGGCCGAGGCGTCGCAAGAGGACCACGAGCAGCGGCTGCGTGCGCTCGAACCTTCCGTCACCCGCATCGCCAACGACGTGGCGTGGATCCGCGAGCAGATGGAGCAAAGCCGGTGAGCGCCGCCACCCCCGCCCAGATCGCCGCCGCCGTCACCGACGCGATCAACGCCGCGCCCGGGGGCACGTTCAGCGAGCCGGTCACCGCCGCCTCCGCCTTCCTGGTCGTGCACAAGCTCGACGCGCTGGAAACCCTGCGGGTCAGCGTGGTACCGCGGTCGATCGAGATCGAGCCGCAGACCCGCGGCTCCGATCGCCGGCAGGCGCGGGTGGACGTGGCCGTGCAGCAGCGCTGCGCGCCCGATGACGCCCAGCGGATCTCGGAGCTGATCGCCCTGACCGAGCAGATCGAGGCGCACCTCAACCGCGCCGCGATGGAGGGCTTCCGGTGGCTTGGCGCGTCGATCGACCCGCTCTACGACGCGACGATGCTGCGCGAGCTGCGCGTGTTCACCAGCGTGATCGAACTGACCTACGTGAGCCTCTAACCATACTCAAACTGACTGAGTAACCATGGGGATCGGATTCCAACTCGGACGCGAAAAGGCCAAGGCCAACTTCTTCGACCGCGACGCGGTCAAGAAGATGATGGGCGAGCGGTCGCGCGGTTTCCTCGCCAGCTTCGGCGGATGGGTCCGCAAGACCGCCCAACGATCCATGCGGCCGGGGGGCAAGAAGCGAAAGCACAGCGCGCCGGGCGAGCCGCCGCGCACGCAGACCGGCCTGCTGCGCAAGAACATCTTCTTCAGCTTCGACCCGGCCAGCCGATCGGTCGTCGTGGGCCCGGCCCAGCTCAACCGGGGCGATGACTCGCCCGAGCTGCTCGAACACGGGGGCCGCGCCACCACCGAAGTCTTCCAGCGCTTCAGGATCGAGGGCGGTCGGCTGGTCTTTGATCCCGGCCGCCGCCGCGTCGAGGCCCAGTACCAGCCGCGGCCGTACATGCAGCCCGCCTACCAGGCCGGCCTCGCCCGGCAGGACCAGTTCTGGCGTCAGAGCGTCCGCAACTAACCCACCACCCGCACCAGACCCCGAAGGGGAGGAGAAACCATCATGGCCAAACGCAAGCTCGGACACGAAGCCAAGCTCTACCGCAACACCGGGACCTTCGATGTCCCGGTGTGGACGGAGATCGACAACGTCCGCGATCTGACCCGCTCGCTCGAAAAGGGCGAGGCCGACGTGACCACCCGGGCCAACGCGGGCTGGACCGCCACCACCGGCGCGCTCAAGGACCTGTCGCTGGAGTTCCAGATGGTGTACGACCCCGAGGACGAGAACGTCACCGCGCTGGAGGACGCCTACTTCGACGGCGACCAGATCGAGTTCGCGATCATGGACGGCGACATCAACGTCACAGACAACAAGGGTGTTCGCGCGACGATGGAGGTCTTCAACTTCAGCCAGGCCGAGGCGCTGGCCGAGGCGATCCTCATCGACGTCTCGCTCAAGCCGACCTACGCCGACAACCCGCCCCAGCGCTACGTCGTGCCCTAAGACGCGGGGCTTTATTACGCCCGTAATCACACCACGCAGGAGGAAGCATGCGCAGTTTCAAGGACACCGAGGGCAGGCAGTGGGTCGTCCGCGTCAGCGTGGACACGCTCAAGCGGGTCAAGGCCCTGCTGGGCGTGGACCTGACCGAGGCGGCGACCGGCGACCTGATGGGCCGGCTGGCCGACGACCCCGTGCTGCTGGCCGACGTGCTCTACGCCGTCTGCCAGCCCGAGGCCGAGGGCCGGGACATCAGCGACGAGGCCTTCGGCCGGGCGCTGGGCGGCGACGCGATCGACGAGGCCGCGGACGCGTTGATCGGGGCGCTGGTCGATTTTTTCCCGAAGCGCCGCCGGGCCCTGCTGGAAAAGGCCAAGCAGAAGCTCGACGGCCTCAACGACGTGACGGTGGGCCTGGCGCTCGAACGCCTGGACGACCCGGCGCTGGAGCAGCGGCTCCGGGAGAAGGTCGGCCGGGAGATGGACGAAGCGATGGACGAGGCGATGTCTGGGAAACCATCCACCGCCTCGCCGGCATCGCCGGCGTCCAGCCCGGCCCGCTGACGCTGCGCGAGCTGGTCTGGATGGCCGGCGGCAGGCAGCGCGACCAGTGGGCCCGCGCCGCCGCGGCCATGGCGCTGTTCGCCGAGGCCCACCGCGACCGCAAGAAGCGCCCCCGGCCGTTCAGCGCCGCCGACTTCGACCCGTTCGCCGACAAGCGGCCCGCGGGCCGGCGGGGCATGCCGGTCAAGGCGCGCCACGTCGAGAGCCTGGCCCGCTTGCTGGTGGACGGCCCCCGCCCCCGCCCCCGGAAGCTACCAAGGGCCAAGCAGCAGTAGGAGCACAGCATGGCCACGAAAGCCAAAGGCAGCGGGGCGATCCGGGCGGGGCGCGCGTTCGTCGAGCTCTTCGCCGAAGACAGCCGCCTGGTGCGCGGCCTGCGCCGCGCGCAGGCCCGGCTCCGCGCGTTCGGCGACCGGGTCACCGCGATGGGCAAGCGCACCGCGCTGGCCGGCGCCGCGCTGGTCGCGCCCATCCTCGCCGCCGGGCGCTCCCTGACCAACGCCGCGTCGAACATGGAAGAGACGATGAACAAGTTCAACGTCGTCTTCGGCGACAGCGCCGACGCGGTGAAGGCCTGGGGCGATGAGCTGGGCGCGCAGGTCGGCCGCAGCGAGCGGCAGATCGCCGAGTTCCTCGCCGGCTCGCAGGACCTGCTGGTGCCGATGGGCTTCGAGCCGGGCGCGGCGGAAGCGATGAGCAAGGAAATGACGAAGCTGGCGATCGACCTGGCCAGCTTCAACAACATGGCCGACGCCGACGTGATGCGCGACCTGCAAGCCGCGCTGACCGGCTCGGGCGAGGTGATGAAGAAGTACGGCGTGATCGTCAGCGAGTCGGCGCTCAAGCAGGAAGCGCTCAACAAGGGGCTCGATCCGAAAACCCTAAACGAAGCGCAGAAGGCCATGCTCCGCTTCGGGATCATCATGGAAGGGACCACCGCCGCCCAGGGCGACGCGGTCCGGTCGGCCGGGAGCTTCGCCAACTCCAAGAAAGCGCTGGCCGCGCAGATCGAGAACGCCGCCGTCGCCCTGGGCAACAAGCTGCTGCCGATCGTCACGCCCTGGATCAGGCGCGCCACCGCCGCGGCCAGGACCGCCACCGATTGGGTCAAGGCCAACGGGGAGCTGGTCGGCTCGATCATCCGCGCGACGCTGGTCGTCGCGGGGATCGGGACGGCATTGATCGCAGCAGGCGGCGCGATGATCGCGGTCGGTGTCGCAGCCAAGGCCGCGGCGATCACGCTCGGCGTCCTGGCCAAGGCGTGGGTGCTGGTGGGCGTGGCCATCAAGGCCGTCATCGCACTGCTGGCGATCGCCAAGGCCGCGCTGCTGCTGCTGGCCTCACCGATTGGCATCGTGATCGCCGGAGCCCTCGCGATCGGCGCGGCCGTGCTCTACGCCACCGGGGTGGCCGGCGACGCCCTGGACTGGCTCAAGGACCGCTTCAGCTCGATCGCCGAAACGGCCGGCGAGGCGTTCGGCGCGATCAAGGATGCGCTGGCCGCGGGCGACTTCAAGGCAGCCGCGAAGGTGCTCTGGACGGCCCTGAAACTCGAATGGACCAAGGGCGTCGCCGGCCTCGAAGAGATCTGGATCAACTTCCGCGACCAGATCATCGGCGTCGGCCGCAAGCTGCTGACCGGGCTCCAGGCCGCGTGGGCCATCACCATCAACGCGATCACAAACGCGTGGAGGCGGTTGTTCGTCGCGCTGATCGAGCTCTGGAACAAGTTCCAGGACTTCGTGAAACCCGCCACGGTCGAACTGGCCAAGCTCTTCACCATCGCCATCGGCAAAGCCCAGGGCCTCAGCGCCGAGGAAGCGCTGGCCAACAGCGACGTGGAGGGCGCGGTGGACCACGTGCTCGGCCGGCGAAAGGCCCGGCTCGATGAGATCACCCGAAACCTGCGGACCGACATCGACGCCAGCCGGGGCGACCTCGAGGCGAAGCTCGACGCGATCAGCCGCGCCGAGGGGGCCTTCTTCAAGCAGCTCGAAAAGAACCGCAAGGATGCGCTGGGCGACGCCGAGAAAGGCGTCAAAGAAGCACGCAAGGCCTTTGAGGCCGCGATGGAAGCGGCCCGCGCCGGACGCGACCCCGCGGACCCCGACAACCCCGCCGCCGCGCCGGCCTCGGATTTCGCCGCCAAGCTGGACGAGCTGCTCGGCGAGATGCAGAAGGGCGCAGACGCCGCCGATCAGACCGCGCGCGCCATGACGGTGCGCGGCACGTTCGACCCGGCCGCGATCGGCCAGCAGTTCGCCCCCAGCCAGAAGATCGAGAAAGAGCAGCGCGACCTGCTCGAACGCATTGTCGAGCAAGCCGAGCCCATGCGGCGCGGCGTCGATGACATCCGCAACAGCATGCCGTCGTTCGCTTAACGCTTGAAGGAGTCGGGGACCAAGGCGTAGATCACCGCCGAGATCAGCAGGAAGCCCAAAGGCACCAGGATCAGAAGCAACCAGCCCATGACCCCATTATAAGCCATGCCCACCACCGTCGAAGAAAAATTCGGGCGCCGGCTCTCCGAGACACAGGCGGAGATCGTGTACCTGGTGCGCGGCACGACCGATCAGGCCACCGCCCGCGCCGCCCTCGCGGTCGAAGCGCCGCCGACCTTCCAGGGGCTCGAGCGCGCCGACGTCGAGGTGACCGAGCTCGAAGGCGTCGCCGGCGGCGCCTTTATGGGCTCGGCCCGCTACTCCAAATCCGCGCCGGCGCAGGTCAACGACAGCAGCTTCAGCTTCGAGACCGGCGGGGGCAACACGCACATCAAGGCCAGCCTCGAAACGGTCGGTGCGTACGGGAACGGAGCCTCGACCAGCGACAACGGCAACCTCATCGGCGCGACCGAGGAGGGGGTGGAAGGCACGGACATCGTCACGCCCGTTTACACCTGGTCCGAGACCCACTGGTTCGACCCCGACGACGTGACCAACGCCTACAAGGGCCTGCTCTTCGACCTCACCGGCAAAACCAACGATGCGGACTTCAAAGGCACCTCCGCCGGCGAGACGCTGTTCCTGGGCGCGGCCGGGACGCAACGCGGGACCGACCCCTGGGAAATCCAGTTCCTCTTCGCCAGCACGCCGAACAAGACAGGCATCACGATCGGCGACATCACCAACATCGCCAAGAAAGGCTGGGAATACCTCTGGGTGCGACACCGCCAGAAGGAACTGACCGGCTCGCTCAAGCTCGTCACCCAGCAGCCGGTCGCGGTGTACGTCGAGCGCGTCTATGAGGCGGGCGACTTGTCCGGCCTGGGGATCGGCACATGACCAGACGCGTCAACCGAGGCGACCCGCTGCGCATCCGCGCCGAGGACTGGAACAAAACCCTCGACCTGATCCGCCGCGCTTCCGGGGGCGACCCGCCGACCGACGGCCAGGCCCCGCCGCGCGCCGCCAGCTCGCAGACGGCCGTGCTCATCCGAAACGACACCGGGGCCGACGTCGCGCGCTTCGGCGTGCTGGGCATCGACGCGCCGCTGATCGCCGCCGACGCGGAGCTGGCCGAGTTCCAGACCGCCGTCCGCCTGGCGGGGGTGACCCCGTCGGAGACTGCCCACCAAGGCGCGTTCGCCATCGCCCTCGAACCGATCGCCAACGCCGAGATCGGCCGGGCCGTCGTCTCGGGCGTGGTGCAGTGCCAGGTTTCGATGACGGCCGAGGGCGATCCGTTCGCCGAGCTCAAGGACGCCGACGCGACGCAGCTCGTGAGCGGGCCCACGGGCAGCGCCCGCATCCTCTGGGCCGAGGCGGGGACGGGGACCAAATGGGCGATCGTCGCGCTCGGCTCGGCCGCGACCGCTGGGTTCTGGGCGCAGCTCACCGCGTTCGATGATCCGGGCTGGAGTTGGGAGGCGCGCGAAGTTCAGAGCGATGGGACGATCGTTGCGCCGACGCCCGCGGTCACGGGCTCCAGCGCCTTCCCCGTGAATCCGGGTGACGGGATTACCGGCGAGGTGGTGTGGATGCGGGTCGCGGGCCAGGACCAGCTCGGCGCACCCTTCTACGCTTTTTATTCCACCGACCTGCCGGCGGACACTGACTATATCGATGTTCAGACGGATGCGCCCGACGGATACCGCATCGAGCATCGACTGACCGACGACCAGCCTCTCGCCACGACCAATCACACGATCCTCGAATGGGACCCGGGCGCCAAGACGCTCACGCCCTACACCGTCGATGTCAACGACGCGGGCCACGTGGTCAGCGTCACGGCCGGCGATCCGATCGATCTGTCGGGACTCGCCGACGGTGACGAGCTGGTCGGGTCAGAGATGGGCGCGGTGCCCGGTTACCTGATCGACGTGCTCGCCG